AAAAAAATGAAAATTATATTTAAGTATAAATTTTATGAAACACTTAATCATTAAGTACCGTAACCTTTGTTTTTTTTTTATTAATTTTAGATTTAGTTAATTCTCCTAATACAGATATAAATTCATCATTCAATTCATATCGAATTCCAATAACTTTAATAGTAATAAATTCTTTTTCTTTTACCCTATTAAAACTATCATTATTATAATGATGATCTCGAGCTATAAATATAATAATAGGTGATTTTTCTCCAGAAATATATTTTGCTTTAATTCCAGCTCTTGTTATATTTTCAACTTCACAAGTAATAAGTTGTCCTTCAACTGGATGACATACATCACATTCAAAAGATACATAAAATACAATATGATTTTCTTCTACCACACCAGAAGAATATGATAGAATATTTATAGATTTATTTTTAATATAACCTTCATTAGAACATTTATTATATGATTGTTGCTCTAATAATAGTAAAATATTTTCACGAATATTACTACCAACAGATTGAAACGGTAAAATGATTTTTCGAGTTAAAATATTTTTCATCCATATGTCTTTTTTTCCTTTTTTCTTTGTTCTATTTTTAACAATTTTCGTTTTCTTTTTTCCAACAGAACTCATTTATATAATATAATATATATATTGTTTATTTTATTTCAATTTTTATTATTTATTCATTAAATTTCTTATTCTACCATTAAATATATCTTCTATTGTGGAAAAAAAGTATTTTTTATTGAGATGTTTTTCTTTATCTAAATATCTTAATAAAAATTCTAATTCAATACATAATTGAATATGATTTATTGTATCAGCACTCTCTTTTGTTATCTTCTTCATTCTTTTGGTACTCGATATCTTCAGTCGTCTCCATAATATTTGTATACCATTTCCATTCATAGCATATTTTTTTGTATGTGTATGTGTAACACCTTCAAAAATAAGTTTATTAATTTTATCAATTCTTGATTGTTTTTGAGTTCCCTTTGTATCACACGCGAGTCCTCTTTTTAATGAACCCTTTTGAAATCCTTTAATTTTAAATATAACTTTATCATTTTTACTATTTTTTTGTGTTAAAAATCCAATAATATTATTATTGATATTATCAACATCAATTATTCCTAATGTTCCTTCTTTATTAAATCTAAATTTTTTAAAAATTTTCCCCAAACCATCGTTTCCAATATAATTTTCCCATTTATTATTTTCTGGATTTAATTTGAAAAAAACAGCACCTTCTATATTATATATCTTAATTACATTTTGCCATTCTTCACCGGGTGGAGAATCAAATTGGTTTTTATAATCACTCAAAACTAAAAGTCCATCAATAATATATTTGTTATCAACAATTTTTTTTAACTTAGCTGTAAAATTTTCAATAGGTGTGGTATTTTTTATTTTTTCTAAATTATTTATAATATTTAATTTTTCATTTATATTTTTAATATCAAATAAATATTCTAAACAAAATATATTCAAAATATTTCTTGATAAATCATTATACTTAACTAAATTATTAATAACCATTCCAGCATTATCAATCCAGTTATGATTCTTTATTTGACTGGTCTTAATAGCTCTATTATATTCTTCTTTTAATTTTTCAAAATGATTTTCTTGTATTTTATTTTCCTTTGATTCCTCTTGAAATTTTCCAGCATTAATAATAATACTTTTATGTCTAAAATCAGTAGGATGTCTTCTTTCATATGAAGTAATATGTTTATCAGTAATATTTATAGGCTGAAATAAATAATATTCTCCAATATTTATTAAAATACCCTTTCTATTAAGCATATCAGTTAACATATGTTCTTTACCATTTAATAATATATCTATTGCCATATAAATTTGTTCATCCGAATAATTTTTAATAATCTTAATTCTTTTAATTAATTCAGTTTTTTTATAAATATAATGTTCTTTGTATAAATTTTTTATTCTTTTTAATATTTTATTCAAATTCATAATGATATAATTTTTAGAATATGTAGATTTTGTTATACTACTACCGTCAATAAATTCATCGGGATTACATTTATAATCGCAATTCATGAAATCACATGTAAAACTATCATTTCTATGACCAATATCAAATGTTATATTTTGACCGGTTGATAATAATAATTTGACTTTTTTGTTTAATTTATCTTTTAACAGTTGTTTTTGATTACTGTTAATAATACAATCAACAGAATTTTCTTTTAAAATTTTACTAACCTTGCCAATTTTAATTGATTTATATTCAGCTAATCTATAAACATATAAATCAATAGGTTCAATAGTCGGGTTTTTTAATTGACTTCCATATAAAAAAACTTGAACAGTTCTTTCTTCAAAGGGTAAATCACAATGACTTTTGTTTCTTACACCTCTGCCAACTGTTTGGTCTATTCTATTTAAATTAAACCATGGTTCTAAAATATGAACTTGTCGAATATTTTTAAAATCTAATCCTTCGGTTCCAGCTTTTGATATAATAATAACTTTTACTTTTTCTCCACTAACATTTAAAGGATTAGTACAAGCTCTAAGTTCCTCTTTATTTGAACTAACACCAGATAAATTAGGATCACCAGTAATCATTACATATTTAGCATTAATATCAGTCCCATATATTTTATAATTATCTACTGGTGGATTACTAAATAAAGATTTTTGATCATCACCAAATCTTCTTATTCCAATTTCTTCTAATGCTAATGCTACTGGAATACAGCCACCATATATATAATTTGAATATATCAAAATAATTCCTTTACTATTTTTTATTGTATCTATAATTGAATATATTTTAGAACTATATTTTCTTAAAGGTGAATTATTATTGTCTTTACTACTTAAAATTCTACCATAATTAGTTAAAATATTATCAGTATATCTAAAATTTTTTTGTTTTTTGTCAATATCATATAAAAATACTCTTCCTAATCCTGTTTTACCATATAATGCTTTTGCTTCAATTCCTCTTTCCTTTTCTCCTTCTGTAACAGGATATATGATATTTAAAGATTGTTGAAGTCCATCTATAACTGTATATTGAATGCCTGATGCTTTATTATTCAATATGGGATATTTTTCTTTTTCTTTTTCAACTACAAAATTATATCCCATATCTTGTTCCTGACTTAATTCTGTTATTATTAAATCCAAATATTGTATAGAAACAGGTGGTATTTCAGCTCCATTGATTTGTGTTTTTGGATATTTCCAATCATTTTCTAATAAAAATTTTAAAGAGTTTTTATTTTTATAATATGATGGCCAAATTTTATATGGAAACGAAAATGGATTCTCTCCACTTACATAACTCACATATCCTATAGATTTTTGTATTAACAAATTTTTTCCTATATTTCTATCATCAGGGTTTTCTAAAAAATTAAGGTTTGAATCAAAAATTTCATTTATATTTATTGGAAATCTATTATCATTTAAATTCAATAAATTTAATAACCAAATAATTTCAGTAGCTGAATTAAACATAGGAGTTGCGGTAAGTAATAATATTTTCATATTATCAGAATATGTAACCAAGTCTAACATATTTTGAGTAGTTCTTCGTATATCTTTATTTCCACTTATTTTTGTTGCTCTAATATTATGAACTTCATCAATAACCAGTAATCTATCAGAGAATGCTTTTTTAATAGCTATACTTTTTCTTTTATTAATTTTTTCTTTATCTTTTGTATTACCAACCGCCCTTTGAATAATATTATTAATTCTATTGGCAAATTTGGTATAACCCATAAATGAATATGATTCTTTTATTATTTTATCAATAATATACTCAACTTGCCTTCTTGTCATATCAACACCCATAGGATTAATTTCATTTATAAATTTATTACCAGTACAAGAATTAATATTCCATAATCCATTTATTAATTTTAATCTTCTTCTGTCAAAAAGTTGTAATTTATAATTTTCTTGAACAACAGGACTCGCTACAATTATAATTTTTTTTTTATTTCCTATTTGTTTATTATATGTTCTCATATCTTCACATACTGAAATAGATGAACAAGTTTTACCAGTGCCTAAACCATGAAATAACAATAATCCATTATAAGGTGTTTCACTTGATAAAAAATTTCTAACAAACATTTGATGAGATGAGAGTTCAAAATCAATATTCGGATTACATAAATCAGTAGAAACTGTTTCTATATTATCAATATCTTCTCTTTTTTTTTCTTCTATTTTTAAATCATTAAATTCCTTTTTAACACTTATTTTTGACATAAATTTTTTATCGTTTAAATGTGGATATAATGATTCGTTATTAATTTTATTTTCGTCAATATCTTTTTTATTTTTTTCTTCAATACATCTTAAAAGTTTTTGATATTTTGTATTTCCCACTGAAACATTATCAATAATACCCGCTAAATCATCAATAACTTCTTGACATGATTTATTGTTAAAATTTATAGATTCTGTTTCTTTTTTGGCCTTCGGTTCTTTTTTGGCTTTCGGTTCTTTTTTGGCTTTCGGTTCTTTTTTGGCTTTCGGTTCTTTTTTGGCTTCCGGTTCTTTTTTGGCTTCCGGTTCTTTTTTAGTTATTTTTTTAATTTTTGCCTCCATTATTCTATAATTAGTTTTCCAACCAAATCTTTTAATTAAAAAATCATAAAGTTTGATTTGATTACTTGTCCATATGCCTTTTCCAACTGCTCTTCTTATTTCACCTGTATCTGTATTTTTTTCTATGCGTATTTGTTTAAAATTTCCTTTTGAATCATGTGCTTCTTGTTTAATACCATTAATAATAAAATTATATTTTGTCTTATTTTTCCATTTTTCGGGGTTTGACATTATAATATATTATGATGAGATTAAACTATATTTATGTATAACTTTATCTATATTTTTTAATAAATCAATTCGTTCTAAATTATAAGGTCTAATCACTTTTATAGCTTTATCTAAAGTCATCCATTTTAATTTACTGACTTCACTTTTTTGAAAGTTGTTTTGTTCTTTATATTTAGAGTATGCTAAAAAATATCTATGTTTATAAGATTTAAAATTAGATCCAGTAAAAATTTCATCAAATGGTATTAAATTTTTGATAATAGATATTTTATTTTTAGGAAATCCTGTTTCTTCAGTAAATTCTCTAATTGCGCATTGTAAATCATTTTCTTGATAATTTCTTCTTCCTTTTGGAAATCCCCATTCAGGTTCAATCCAATTAGTAGTACTACTTTTAATGAGAGATTCAAGATTAAAAAAAGTATCATCAAATAAATGTATGCCTTCTTTAATTTGATTGAATTTTTCTAAAGAATTTTTCTCTTCGGTTCTATATTGAACTCCATAAAATTCACCCCATAAATCTTCCCATATTTCATCAAATGATTTAGTTAATAAATTATTTTTTTCTTTAATGGTCATTTCATTAATTATATTTTGAATATAATCTTTATTGTATAGCGGATATTTACCTCTTACAAATTCAACATATCCCAAACTATCTTTTCTACAAATAAGAAGATATTTAAGGGATGATATAGTTTTATTAAAAGTAATAATACCTAAACTTGTAATAGGTTTAGAACACTGATTATACGAATGACCTATTTTTCCACAATTATTACAAAACTGATTAAATGATGTTTTCATATTATATGTTTAATTTGTTATCTTTTTATATCGTTTACAATTAATGGGAATAAATTATAATGTATGGTTGCCAAAATTAAAATTCACATTGCAAACAATAGCAATAACTTATCCTGAGAGACCAAATGAAGTATCAAAAAGAAAATATTATGATTTAATTCAAAATCTACCAGTTTTTTTTCCTTTAGAGCCAATTGGTAAAAATTTTTTAGATTTATTAGATAAATATCCAGTAACACCATATTTAAGTTCAAGAATGTCATTTATGAAGTGGATTAATTTTATATTTAATAAAATTCATGAACAATTAGAACAACCGGTAGTAGAATTTTATGATAGTTTAGAAAAATATTATGATGAGTATAAACCAAAAGAAATTAGAAATAGAGAAATAATAAAAACAAGAAAAAGATATATCCAATTTGGTGGTGCGTTAGTTATTATTTTAGGTATATTCTACTTTTATAAAAAATAATATATTATGTTAATGTATAATGCCAAAACAGTCAAGAAGAAAGAAGAGACGTAAATCTAAAAGTAGCCGCCGTCGTCAGAGGGGTGGTGGGGGTATTGGAGAGTTTGCAAAAGAAATTCAATCTTCAACTATTGAAGATAAAATGGGAGGAGGAGAAGGAGAAGGAGAAGGAGAAGGAGGAGGTAGTCAAGAGGGAGGAGCTCGTAGAAAAAGGGGAAGAAAATCTAGACGCAAGGCAAAAACCTCTAAAAAGAGAAATAAAAAAGGGAAGTCACGTAAGAAGAGAAAGCTTAATCCATATTTCAAACTTATGTTAGCAGCTAAAAAAAAAAGTGCTCCTTCATTTAAATATAATGGTTCAACTTATAAACGTGTGTTGCGTGGCCATTTATATGTTTACAAAAAAGCATAAAATATAATTTTATATATATTTGAATAATATATATGAAAATAAATTTTTGGATATTTATATTAACAGCGTTTTTAATGGCAAATACATATTATGATGGAAAATTTACAGAATATTTAACAAGAGGTAAAAAATATTATAAGATGGCAACATTTGGTTTTGTAGGATTAAGCATATATTTATTTATTAATAAAAATCCGGGAGAGACTAAAAATTTAGTAAAACATGCGACAGAATTAATAAGATATATGCCAGTAGATTCAAATACAAGTGATATGTTGACACCATTATTTGATTTTACAAATGCGCAAAATAAAATAAACCAAATGGGTCAATCGGTAAATATTAAAATGAAACCACAAACAAGACGAATGTTGAATTCGGGAGGAACAGGAAAAAGATGTGTAAGTGAAACAAAAAAGAAATATGTAGCAGCAAAACAAGGATGGAAATGTAATATGTGTAACCAGCAATTAAATCATACATTTCAAGTTGATCATAAAATAGATTTGCAATTTGGTGGAAGTAATGAAGTATCTAATTTAGCTGCTTTATGTAATAATTGTCATGCCGAGAAAACAGCATCAAATAATTTATAATAATTTAATATAATCAAAATATAAATGGGAGATAATGAAGAAAATTATGAAAAATGTATTAATTTAGATTGTGGTAGTGGTTATTTTCATAAAAAGAATGCTACTCATATAAATTGTTCAGATGAAAAATGTAATCTTACAATAGATAAAGAAATTTGTTGTGATAAAGAAGATAAAACCTTAAACACCATAGGAAATATAATTATAGTATTTTCAATAATTACATTAGTAATAATATTAGGATTAGGATTTTATAAAATGTCAAGAGGAAATGAAGCAGGAATTTATTCAAGACATTATATTTTAAATTTAATGATAAAAATATTAGCACTGATTTTTTATATAATTCCTTTAGATGGACTTTTTGTAACAATTATAAATAAACTTTTTAAAAAAAATTGGTCAAGTTTTAGAGAAATAGCAGAGTTTCCAAAATGGGGTATTTTTCAAAATTGGATGAGTAGAACAGTAGTAATTACAATTATATCATTTACAATAGCGGGATTAGGGTTTTATTTATCTTTAACAAAAGAGATGGAATGGTTAAAATATATTATGATACTGATAATGATAGGTCTTGTATCAGTAGTATTGAGTATAATGGGATATGATGCAAAAAAAGCAAAAAATCCATTTCCCAAAAGTGGTGATTCAGGAGATAAAAGGAAATGGTTATTTATGGAAACAGGTAAATATTTAAAATATATAATAGGTTCTGGAATTGCATTAGCAATATTGTCTATAGTAATATATTTATTTGCTAACAATATTTTATTTACGGTAGGTGGAACCCAAATTTTAATGGCTTTACTTTCATTAGTATTAATAGGAATAATATATTTTTTTGTGATGCAGAATAAAGAAACAAGTAAAGTAATAAAAAAAAATAAAGTATACAGTAATTTATTTTATATATTTTTCCTTATACCATGTTTATTTCATGATTTAATAAAATATATCTATAATGAATTAAAATACACGCCGAATGTGGTATATGGTATATTTTTGATAGAAATAATAGTAATAGCATTATATATGGTAATACCAATGATACAAAAAAAAATATATAATAATGTATCAGTAGATGAAGAGAAAACAAATTTAATAAATATAAATATTCAAAATTTAAAAAATGAAATATATATATTAAAGAAGCAAAAAGAAAAAATAATAGGAGAATTTTCAATGGTAGGAATTTCAAAAAATAATTTAAAAAAAATTAAAGATGGTGGAATGGATAGTAATAATGAGGAGTTAAAACTTTTCCTTTTAGACTTAGATTTTAAAGAGGAGGAGTTAATAAATACCGAGTATGATAATAATATATGGGAACAAGCTTTAATTGATATTGGTATATCTCAGCAGATTGATTTTAAAAAGGGAAAAGTATCGTCAAATATATTGGATTCAGCAATAAGTATGGTAAAAGAAAAGACAAATAAACTAAGAGGTATTGAAATAGCATTAGAGAATAAAAAAGTTAAATTAGAAAAAATGAAAGAAATGGAGGGGGAAAATTCAGTCAACACAGGAGTGTTATTAAGAGACCCAGTATGTTTAAAAAAAGAAACAAGATTAAATAAAATAACAACAAAAGATATTGAAAAATATTCAAAATATAATTATAATTATGCTATAAGTGGATGGTTTTTTATTAGAGCAAATAAGAGTTTTAAGAATGAATTTAAACCAATATTAAATTATAATAATAGACCAAAAATATTATATAATGCTTATAATAATAAATTAAAAGTAGTAATATCATCAGGGATAGGTTTACGAGAATATATTTATAATGATTTAAAATTACAAAAATGGTTTAATATAGTAATAAACTATGATAGTGGGGTATTAGATATATTTATAGATAAAAAATTTGTATCGTCAATGAATAAAGTATTACCAGGGGATATGTCACCAACAGAATTAATAGTAGGAGGGGGAGGAGTGAGCGGTGGAGTATGTAATATAGTTATTTTTCCAAATTCAATATCAAAAGAAAGAATAGATTTTAATTATAACTTATTGAAAAACAGAAATCCACCAATAGTTTAGGTATTTAATTTAGATAATTTCTAATAGTATATTATATTATGATAAATTTGCGAATGATTTTATTATGGGCTATTGTAATAGTTGTAATTTATTTAGTTTATACTTATATTTTTTTAGATACAACATCAAATGTGTTATATAGTGGTGGAAATGCGAGAAATCCTGTTATGATAAATGCTAAAAAAGTGCCAAATAATAAAAATACAGTAGATTTTACATATTCTGTCTGGATTTATATTAAGGATTGGCAATACAGATATGGTGATGAGAAAATAATATTTAAGAGAAGTAGAAGAGTTTCTGGAGTGGAACAAAATTATATTAAGGTTTCTTTAGCTAATTCAACAAATGCATTAAACGTTGAATTGGGAATAGGAGATGAGAACGATGATGGCACTATGCTGAACGAGAGTGAAGCGGCAACAGTAGATAATATTCCAATTCAAAGATGGTGTCATGTATTAGTTTCAACAAATAATAGAGCATTGGATATATATATTGACGGTAAGTTAGTAAAAACATCAGTATTAAACAGACCTCCTTTCATAACAGGGTTAGGTAAGGCAGACGTATCTGTATGTCCTAAGAAAACAGGAAGTGAAGAATCGGGATTTGAAGGTGAACTATCCAAATTTAGATATATAGCCCGATCAATAAATCCCAGAGAAGCATATGAAATTTACAAAGAAGGCCCAGGTGGAAATTGGTTATCTGGACTAATAAATGCTTATAAACTAAAATTATCATTTTTAAAAGATAATGAAGAAGTAACAAGTTTTTCAGTATAAATTATTGATACATAATCAATAATTTTGAGAATCTAAAAATCTTATTAATAATATATATAGATGTCTTATTCAGGTTTTCAAGAAAATTATAATAATCCATTCAGTAAAATTGGCGAGGGAATAGCTAATGCTGAAAATAGCGCTTCTGGTATGATTTCTAAATTTAGGAATAATAGATTAGTTAGTGGAACAGGTGAATTTTTAAATTCAAATTCATTAGTTGCGAAAGTTTGTTTTTTATTTTTGATAGTAATTTTATTTATAATAGCAATAAGATTAGGTTCGCGTATGATTACATGGTTTATGTCACCATCAAAGAATCCAATATTAGTAGATGGATTGAGAGATGGTCAAAGATATAAAGAGATTTCCCAAAACCCAGATGACAGGAATTCAATTCCAATATTAAGATCAGTTAATGAAAGAGAAGGTATAGAATTTACTTGGTCAGTATGGTTATTTGTTAAAGATACAACTTGGGATGTTACAAGAACACCAGAACTACCAACAACAACCGCATCAACACCGACAAGACTAAAACATATATTTAATAAAGGTTCAGGGTCAAATATATCAGGCAAATCCAAATTTAAGGACTTCTCATTAGATGGATTGTCATTTCCAAATAATGGACCAGGTGTGTATTTAGATGGTGATACTAATGATATAATAATTTTTATGAATACATATTCAAGCGTAATAGAAAAAGTAAGAGTACCAAATATCCCATTAAATAAATGGGTAAATGTAATAATAAGATGTAAGGGAAAAAATATGGATACATATATGAATGGAACAATCAAAAATCGTCATGTTTTCAAATCACCTCCAAAACAAAATTACGGAAATATTTATGTGACAAAAAATAATGGATTTTCAGGTAATTTATCAGCGTTAAGATATTTTGATAAAGCATTAACAGGAATAGAAATAGAAAATTTGATTGCTAAGGGTCCAAATCTAACAGCAGATGATAGTCTTAAAATTTTCCCTCCATATTTTTCTCTTAGATGGTTCTTCAGAAAAGAACAAAGCAATTAAAATTTATAAATAATTGATAATTAATTATAAATTAGGTCTTAAATTAGGATTAATACATATATCTATGGTAGGATATATTTTATCCGATGCGCAAACATCACCATCAGTCATTTGAATACAATGTCTGTGCCGTTTATCAGTGCCAATGTAACAAAATCCTCCATTTTTTTGTGATTTTTTAAAGGAACTATTATATGAACTTTCAGACTTTATTTTTTCTAATTTTTTTTGTTTATTTTTTCTATTATCGGATGATTTTTGAATAGGAGAAATTTGATTTATGTTATGAATTTTAGTACCTTTACTTAAATCAATATTTTTTTTGGTTATATCAACAGAGTCTTTAGTTCCTTGTAAAACACTCTTAGCTCCAATTTTAGCAGTTTGAAAATATGTTGAAATATCAATACCAAAATGTTTGGCTAAAATATCTGTTTTTTCAACAAAATATAAATATGAATTATAAATTAGAATTAAAATAGTAAAAAGTAAAAAAGTATAAAACATAACGTGTTTAATTCCAAATTTATTTTCATTTGATAAATGAATTTCACTTATTGAATCTGTATTTGAAAAAGGAGATGATTTTATGGGCGTAACAGTTTTCATAATAGATGGTGTACTCATATACATTTTATAAATATTAAATTATTTTAATGTAATAGTATAAGTGATTTAAAATTAAGAGCATTTTAATAGATAAATGTGTTTATTATGTTTAGATATAAAGTGTTCTAAAACAAATAATAATATAAAATGTAAAAGATATTTTTTACCTTTTATATTAACTCCTCTCTCAGCAATTTATCCAGAAATATTTAATTTCTATTATTTTCCATTAGTTGTAGGTTTTTCAGCTTTTATATTATTTTGGAATTTTCCAAAAATAGTATATTATACAGCATCAAGACCTTTATATTATGAAGATTTATTTATTGATGAAAAAAAATTACCAAAATATGAGGTAGATGATAAATTAAAAAAAAAATTTCAATGTATATTAGAATGGTTATTAATAGTAACAAATACGTTATTAGCAGCAGGTTTAAGTGATTGGTGGTTATATAAAACTCAAAATAATTTTACCTTAATAGAAGTTGTAGGTATAACAGGAGGAATAATAAAAATTTTTCAAACAATAAATAATACAATAAGTAGATTTATGTTAAAAATATTAAAAAAAGAAATAAAAGAAGAAAACCGACAAATAGTAGAAACTCAAGAAGAAAATAAAAAGGAATCAAAGGAATCAAAGGAATCAAAGGAATCAAAGGAACAAAACTTAGAAATACCACATTTTCTTCCTAAAAGACCAAGATTTGAAACAATTTAAATATATTGTTAAAATATATATGAATTATAAAAAAATATTATTAACAGCTGTAATAGTATTAATTTTAGATTTTATGGTATTAAAGATATTGGGTTTTGGTGATATATTTATTAAGATGTTAAATAAAATTCAAGGAAAAACAAAAACAAAAATATTGGGTGCTTTATTGGCTTATTCAATATTAATATTTCACATCTATTATTTTGTAATAAAGCCTAAATTAAAAATGTTAGATGCATTTTTATTAGGGTTTGCGACATATGCAATATATGATTTTACAAATTATACTTTATTGAATGAATATAGTTTAAAAATAGGAATAATGGATTCATTATGGGGTGGTATATTATATACTTTAACAAATTATATAGTTAATAAATAATAAGTTAAATAAAATTATTATTTATAATTTAGCGTCGTCGTTTGGTACTGCGTCTCTTTGTGCGACGGGATTTTCTGCGCTTGCGTGTACTTCTTCTCGCCTTGCGGCGTTTACCGCCTTTTAAAGTTCTACGTGTTCTACGAGTTTTAGATCTTGACATTATGTAATTTGGAGAGAAAAAAAAGTTACGCATGATATTTTTTGCTAAATATTTAAATATATTTTTAAATATTTAATTGAATAAAAAATAATTAGAAAGTTAATCTGTACCAGCTTGGAGTGCCTGTTTTTGAAGCAGCAGTATCAGTTGCGATATTGACACCTTGACCAGAACCGCCTGCTTTATGACAGCAATTTGATAACATATTAAGGAAACCGACGCTTTTCCCAACAGTTGGGAATAATCCACTTTTGAAATCACCGCCCCATCCAGTGCTGGCACCTTCAGTTGCGGTTGTTTGTTTACCATCAGCTGAGGTAATATATATTGTTTTAGACTTGTCCGCCGAGGGAGCTGCATATGTTCTACCTTTGTAATTTCTCATTATACAATAACTTAAGAAAAAAATAAACTAATTTCTTGGAATCATTCCAGTCAACGCGGCCATTTTTTCTAATTTACTAATAGTTTTTTCTAAATTATTATTTGTCATACTATTATTAAATAAATAATCAGTTGCTGGTTTTACTTCATTTTTCTTTATTTGTTTATAAATAATATTAATTTTAGATGTTATATTTTTAATTTGAGATTCGTCTTTTATAATAGGAATTTTGTTGTCTAAAGGTTCGGTTAATAAATTAATTCCAAAATATATAATATATTTTCTTCTTTTCCTTACTCCAGGTCTATATCTTAAACAAAATATATTTAATAATGATTTAATTATTTTATGTAATCCTTTATTTCTATTACTTGCTTCTAATAACAAACATTCCCAAATAATCCAAATAATATCTTTTTGAAAATTTGTATCAACCGGCATATTATTTCTTCTTCCTGCTAAATATGATTTATGTTCTTTTTTATAAATATCTTCAAATCCTAATATCCATTCTAACCAATAACATGCTAAAGAACCATTTCTTTGTTTTTTAAGTATATTCCAAGAGAATTCATTAATACCAATAAATAATTCAGTTGGGTCTTCTTTTTTAAAAATACGTTGTGCATATTGTGTAGTGTTTGCTTTCATTTTATATGAAATTTTAGCAATATTAAAATCATCTTTACCTACTTTTATATTATCAAAAGTATGTTTTTTTTTTGATAAACATAATACACAAATAATTTCTGCAAATAATTTTCTTATTTTATCATTATTTCTCATTTTTAATATATTTTCTTGATATCCATTATGTAATATTTCTTTAAAATTATCAAGTCGTAAATCTAAATATATAGGTAATTTGGGATTACCTATATGTATATATTTGCTGCTAAATAATAATAATATTTCCCATAAATCAGAAAAATGACCAGCACATATATATTCTCCTGACCAATAACATGCCGGTTCAATTTTTCCATTACTTAAATTATTTAGTAATTCTTTTTTTGCATCACTTTTTTTATATTTTGAAAAAGTGATTCCCTTAAATTCTTTAATATTTCTTTTATCAGTAATATCTTTATCATTCATATTTATATACAATTTTATATAAAAAAAATAACTATAATACATATAAGTGATGAAAAAAAACTTTAATGCTATGAAAAAAATTAATAATTTTATCAAAAAAATGGTTAATTTTTTCAAACAAAATTTAAAAAAAATAATGAAAATAAAAGGTTGGTCTAAATTTGCTCTTATAACAGGTATAATTTTATTAATTTTAATGATAATTAATAAAGATATGATTTATAAAGAAGGATTTGTTCAAAAAGATAAATTCATATTAAAAAGAGGAAATAATATATATGATGAATTTTATACAGACATTTACGATGAATTAATTTTAGATAAAGCAAAAAATGATTTTGAAGTTGGTGAAATAAAAAGATTAATAAAAATAAATTCAATAAATAAAGTATTAGATGTTGGTTCCGGAACAGGACAACATGTTAATTTATTAAATAAAGCAGGATATAAAACAGAAGGAGTTGATAAATCAGAAGCAATGATTAAATATTCAAAAAATAAATATCCTGATTTGAATTTTAAACACGGTGATGTATTAGAATCAATGTTATATCCAGAACAAAGTTTTACAACAATAACATGTTTCTACTTTACAATATATTATATTGAGGATAAAAATAGATTTTTGAAAAACTGTTATAGTTGGTTAATGCCTGGAGGTTATTTAATTTTACATTTGGTTAATAGAGATAAATTTGACCCTATATTAAATGTAGCTGATCCATTACATCTTGTTAGTGCTCAAAAATATGCTAAGGAAAGGATAACAACGTCTTTAGTTAAATTCAAAGACTTTCAATATAGAGCTAAATTTGATTTAGATAAAAAAAACAATTTAGCAGAGTTTAATGAAACTTTTAAAGATGATAAAACAAAACATGTACGTCAAAACAGTCATAAATTATATATGGAAACTCAAAAACATATATTAGGGTTAGCTAAAAATATTGGTTTTATTTTACAAGGGAAAATTGATATGATTACAACACAATATCAGAATCAATACTTATATTTACTTTATAAACCACAATAATTATTCGTTATTATTTTATTTTTTATTGTATTAATAAATAAAATATGGCAGAATTTACAAGACCCTTACTAACTTCAACAGATGATGGACAAACTGGGAACAGTGGTGGTGACAGTGGTGGGAACAGTGGTGGTGACAGTGGCGGGAACAACAGTGGTGGTGGAGAGCCCCTCGTTTTGGAGATTTAAAAGAAATTTATAATAAAAAATGGTCAAAAGAAAAAGAGAATTTTCAAACACAATTAAAGGCAAATTTTTTTGGTTTAGTAGAAAGACAAGCAGAAGGTAAACAGGAATTATTTATGCTTTCTGTTCCTGAAAGAAAGGAAAAATTATATGTAGATGCTTTTCTTGATATTTTCCCATCACAATATACACAACATATAGGTGATGTTGAAAGATTAGCTAATAAAAGAACCAGAAAGCTTTATGTTACTCTCCCTCAAAGTTTTAATTGACTATCACATTGTGGAATGTTGAGACATTTTTATATTTTTATGAAGAAAATGGAGAAGTGAATCATATCATTAAAAAAAGAACTGGTTTGTTGTTGTATAATAAATTAATAATTTATAATATATTAATTTATTGATAAGTTCTTGCCGACTTCGTTGCACTTTTAGCAGTTTGATTATAGAAAATAGTATTTCGTTGATAAGGTAATACTGGATATATTTTTGATAAATGTATTTTTAATTTACGCAATCTTTTACCCATATAATATATTTTGTGAGGCATAAAATGTAATCCGGAATAAATTATATTATATTTTAAAAATGTGCGTTGATAATTTGTGAGGGGTTCTCCTACAAACTTTCTATATGAATATAAATTATATTCTAAAACTTTATTAATATTCCTTATAGCGCGACTCCATTTTTTTATCTGAACCTTTGTTTTTGGATATTCAAAATTTATAGGAGTTTCTTCGTCCATATTATCAATTATTGATTTTATTATATACTTTCCTATTTCTGGAACACTATTCATTATATTATATATATATATATATACGTTTAATAATTAAAAAATTAAAATATTAACTTATTAATGTACATATTATTAGGAATAGTAAGTATTATATTATTAATTGTTGTTATTTATAAAATAAAAGTTCCTTTTTGGTCAAAACAACCAGTTTTTCATTTTCATAATATAAAATATTGGTTAATTCCTCCAGGAATTATTCAACATAAAAAACCAGAAAAAAATAAATTTTACGATTCCAAAATATTTTGGAATACATATGGAAATACCCCGACTGAATTAAAAGCTCAATTTGCTTATTTTATAAAAAGACACTATCTTCCATATAAACAAGAAAAATATAATCCTTCTAAAATGGATGTTTTAAATTTTTTTAAATATCATAATAGAAAATCTCATTTATCAATAATGTATGATAAAAACAACTCGAAAAAAATAATAGGAACAATGAGCACAAGACCATTAGATTGTTATATAAAAAATAAAAAATTAGCTATAGGATATGTTGATTTTTTGTGTGTTCATCAAAAATATAGAAAAAAAGGTATAGCTCCAAAAATAATTTATAGTCATTATGTAAATTGTCGAAATAAAAATAGCGAACATGTATTTTTATTTAAAAGAGAAGGCGATGTAACATTGATAGTACCTTTAACAGCTTACAATAATTATTTATTTAATATTTTTTATTGGGATAAGTTAGTTAAATTTGATGAAGGAAATATAAGAACAATATTGATTGGAAAAAACACTTTTAAATATTTTATTTATGTTTATGAAAGATTAATGAAATCAAAGTTCAAATGTATTATAACTCCTAATATAAATCATCTTCAATTACTTGTTACAAATAAACAATTATTTGTAACAGTAACATTAATAGATAATGAACCATATGATTTTTTTATATTTCATAATACATATACTACATACCATGGTAATAAAAGTATGGAATTAATAGCAAGTTTTAAAGAAACAGATGAAAGTGTATTTGTTTTGGGATTTATGTGTTCGATAAGTTTGATTTATCAACAGATAAATTTTTCAAGATTATTTATAGAAAATATATCAAATAATAATGTAATATTAAAAAAAATAATGAAAATATATCAACCTATATCTAAAACTAAAACATCATATTATTTTTATAATTTTGGGTATAGACCTTTTCAAAGTAATAATGTTTTAATATTAAATTAATATATTAATACTCAAAAAATATTAAAATTTATATAAAATAATTTACTTATTTAATATAAATTGACTTGTAAATGCTTTTCCAAAAAATAAAAAAATATTAAATTTGTTGTTATCAATTAATATTATTAAAACCATAAATAAAATTAACGTGTATATTTTCCAGCACGAGCAAATGAATCTACAACAAAAATAGTGAAAACGCCTAAAAACATATATAAAACAAGTTCTTCGGTAACATTTTGAGTTTTTTCATCTTTATTTTCTTCTAAAAGATGAATCATATAATTTAATTTTCTCATTAATTCATCTTTAGATCCGTGAAGATTAGCATTATTTGTAGCTTTATTATAATAAGGAACATAAGTTTTGAAATAATTTTGATAATTCATATCGTTTGTTTTATTTGAGTCTAATTGTGTAAATCCTTCAGGGCTTACTGCTGAATCTGTTTGATTAAAATCATCTGTTTTTTCATTAGGTGTTTTTGTTAATTCTGGATTAGGTGGAAATTGTTTCAAATCTGAAGAAAAATCTGCTAAATCATCTTCTTCGTTGCTATCAATACTTCCCATAGTGTTTAGGAATTGTTCTACCTTTTTACTTTTTTTTTTAATTGTCCTATTCCTTTTTTTTGAAGAAAAATCTTCTTTTTTATTATTGGATGAGAAATCAGAATATGAAAGAGTTGATGCCATACTTATAAAAAAATAAGATTATAATTTTATATTAATATACTGAATAAAATATATAATAAAATTATATATGCATAATTATTTTGAAATTATTTTACTTGGTATATTAGTTGTATTATTATATGAAAAACCAATTTTTTTACAAAACATTCAAGATTATCGTTTATATTTGGTAATGCTAATATGCCTAAATGCATACATATCTAAAAAATATGGAATTATATCAGGAATAATTATGGCCTTAATTATAATAGTTTTAATAGATACTAAGGAAACCTTTTGTAATAATTTAAAAAATGGAGATAATGACCCTAAAGTAAATGTTAAGAGTTGGAGACCTGCTAATTTTACATCACCGTGTCAAACAGAAAATGATAGAATTTTGAAATTAGGTTCTGAAATATCAACTTTAAATGCTACCAATAAATATTTTTCTTATTAAATATTAAATATGATATTTGAAAATACTTTGACTTATTTAAAATCATTGAATAATAGTAAATTTTTCGCTGGATTAGTTATGATAATGTTAAATATTGGGTCTAAATATGTAACAATAGAACTAAGTAAATCTCAAGAAGAATATTTCAAAAATAATGTAGGGCGACAGTTATTAATTTTTGCTATTTCTTGGATGGGAAGTAGAGATATATTAATTGCTTTAGCATTAACAGCTATTTTTACCGTATTAACACAACATTTATTCAATGAAGAAAGTGATTTATGTATAATTCCACGTAAATATAGAAATTATGAACACTTATTAGATTTAGATTCAAATAACGAAGTTAGTGATGATGAAATTAAAAAAGCTCGTGAAGTATTGGAAAAGGTAAGAAAAAAAACAGAAAGACGTGAACATCTTAGAAATTTAAATAATTTTAAAACTTTAGTATAATTTCTCACTAATTTATAATAATAGATTATGTCTAATAATAAAATCAAAAAGGATGTGCGTTTTATTCCGCAAAAGAATGTAGTAGCCATTGGTGCTGGTGCGGAGCGGTCAAGTGATGGAAATAGCAAGTTAGTTTCCAGAATTAAAGAGCGTAGGATGCCATTGGCCCGGTCACCAGAAACAAAATTGGATAAAAAAAATAAATGTCCGGATGATACATTATATTCAGTTACATTTAATTATTGTTCAAATGAAATGTCTGGTAAAAAGAGTATATTTCCAGTTACATATAGAAATTTTAATACAAAATTAGGCGATTTAACAAAAAAATTAAAAGAAGGAAACGTTGTTAAATATGTTCCTGAAAACACAAAAGATATTAATTATGGTTTAGAAGCAAAAATTATTAAGATAAAAAAAACACCATATTACTATGAAATGGGGCGACAACAATTTACTGAAACTTATGATATAAAATTTATGAATCCTTTACTTAATAGTAAAAAAACAATAAAAAATATTTCTCAATATACCGGAAAACATGAAAATATAATAAAAATAAATAAAATAAAATTATATTTTTGTGCCACGCCCAGCAAAGATTTGGAAAAAGTCTTGATTAATGAACACGCTGAAGATATGATGAAATTTACATTTTTAAGACATAAATATCCTACAAAAATACATAAAAAAAAAAATAAATGGAAAATTTCTTTTTGGATTCCCAGTAATTCAAAAGCGGATGAAATAAGACAAATTAATATTAATAACTATTCTATAAAAGTCAAAATTCCCAAAATATTACCAAACACATATACGACAATTGATATTGATGAGACTTTAAATCGCGAGTTTTATTCTCGTCCTCCGAAAGATAAGATAAAAAAAGAAATACGTCCTATCAGGTTTATTCCATCATGGATTTTTGCGAAAAAAGGAAATTATGATAAAAAGATGAAAAAAAATAAACTGATAAAACCACCAAAAAATAAAATGTTTACAATAGACAATGCGTCTATTATTAAACATAAAAAAAATAATTTTGTGATGATGAAGGATAGTAAGGACCCCAAGCAAAAAAGTATTGAAATTGATGTTCATTTAACATTTAAAATAACAACGAAGCCTTCAAAAGACGAAACTCGTTCTCAGCATTGGAAACGTAAATTTGAGGATTGGTTAGAATCGGATAGTGTGTGTGAGAATGCGAAAATTAAATTAGCTCAAGCAACTGAAAAATTGAAAACAATTAAACCGATGTCAAAAAAAAAAAACATTATGGTCGGAGGAGGAAAAAAAAAGACAATAAAATATAATCGTAAAAAAATTAAAATATATAGAGAAAAAATACATACAATAAAAAAATCAGTAAATAATCCAGAAGAAGGGTTGAATACAAAAAAGACAAAAAAGATTAACGAATTAAAAATTAAAATACAAAAATTGTCACGTAAAAATAGACATAAATATAAGGGTGGTAAAAAAACAAAAAAGCACAGATAATTAATACTACTTAATAATTTTAATTAGTATTAATCGTTTTTATCTTTTTGTATAATATTTTCTAATTCTTCTACTTTATTGTTTAATAATTTTAATTGTTTAATTAATTCTTTGGTTTCATTATGAGATTCATCTTTTTCGATTTGTTCAACTTGGTACCACCAATTATATACACCAGTAACACCATTATAACCTAATTTAAGAACATTATATGCTAAATCGGCACTTTCATATAAAATAATACCTAAAACCATATAATATAATTAATTATTATTTTTAATTAAAACTTAAGCTGATAGTATTTCTTTCCGACTTAGGTTTTCTTCTGGATTTTTTAGGTTTTTCTAAAACAGAATTTTTCATTTCATTTAATTCATTAACGCTTACAACACTGTTTGAATCTTTTTGGTTAATATTAATTTTTTTTGTTTTTAATCCAGATAGAATATCACCTAAATCACTTGGTCCTCTCATTTCAGCTCTGGGTGCTCTTGAGAAATTATCTTTAACATCAACAGCATCGTTATATTGGTTTCTTCTACTTGCGGCAACGTCTGGTCTTGCTTGTTGTCTTGGCATTCTGGGAGGATTTTGTCTCATTTCTCTGGGTGGAACAGGAGGAGAGCCCATAGGTGGTATAGGTCCAGATCCACCCATAACACCTCCCATAAATTGTCCAAATCCAGGATTACTTTGATTCATAGAATTCATAGCAGCGCTTTGAAATTGTTGCATAAGTTCTGGATTTTGTTTCATAATATCATCCATACCAGGCATAGAGGTTTTAAACATAGTATTAGTCATATGTAACATAGCGGCACTTCCTCCAAGCATAAATAATAATTTTAACTCTGGTGCCATTTTAGCTTTTCCTCCATATTTTTCGTGTAATTCACCAAAAACATCATCATATTCATCAACATTTTCATTAACAGCTTCGCTCCATCCATCAAGTTTGATATCAAAAGGGTCAAATCTTCCGTTAAGAAATTCTAAACCACTAACAAAAGCCATTAACATTTTTCCTTGAAATTTAACGCTGTTTTTTTTTTCTTTTTCATTTTTAATCATTTCATACTCACCTTTCATTTCAGCTAATGATGAATCCATTGTATATTTTTTTGTCAATTGTATTCCTCTTTTTTCTAAATCTTCAAGTTTTCTTAAAAATTTTAATTTTTCTCTCAACACTTCTTCTGGAGATATTGATGGTTGAGTAGGAGGTGCTGAAGGAGCAACAGGAATTTCATTAAATGTTTTAAATCCGTCATCAGTTTCTATTTTTGGAGTAGTAGTTGCTCGTTTTAAAGGATTATTATTAATGTTAATTGTATCATCAACTTTTAAAGTAACATTTGATAATGGTGGGCTATTACCAAAAATATTACTGGTTATATCAGTAAATGAAGGTCTTTTCTGTCTGGGTTTATCAGTAATATCGATATTACCAAGTTCGTTTAAGTCAGATAAGTTGATATCTGCTCTAGGAGAAGTAGCTTTATTTTTATTAGGATTCATAAGCATTTCAGCTCCTGGTCCAAAATTAACACTTTTTCTGGGAGCTTCATCTATATTGATTTTTATTGCACCAACTGAATCAGTGCTTGTGACATTTAAATTAGGTTTTCCTAAATTTAGTTTGATTTCTTCCATCTTATGTTTTAAATAGAACTTTTAATTTTAAGTAATCCGCATAATAAATATATTAATCTGTTTTATGTTTTAAAATGGTATTTTTTAAATACCACCTACCTTGTAAAAAACTATCAGCTAAATCATCCTTTTTTTTGTGTTTATTAAATATTTCCAACCAGTTATTAAGAAAATTATTTTCATTTAAAATGTTCCGGGTTATAATTATACTTTCTTTTTTTCTTTCAGCATATGTTGTTTTTTTATTTCCTAAAAATTCTTTTAATTTATTAGAAGCAGATACTTGTTCTACAAGAGGTATATCTTTTTCAATAAAATGTTGCATAATCATTCCCTGTAAAGTTTTCATTCTCATAGCTAATGGTCCAATTTGGTTTTCAATAATAACCCCATCTATTTTAATATCTTTAAGTACAGTATTAAATTTTTTTTTTAAATTCCTACCATATTGAACTAAATTAAAAGTATTTGCTTTAATTGAAGATATAATATCAAAATATTCTTCATTTATTTTATTTAATATTAACAATTTCAAATCATCTTTTTTAATTTTTTTCCCAAAATCAATATTGTATTTATTTGCTAATTCTTTTAGTTTTAGAAATTTTAATTTTGTGATTTTTTTAGTATTTAACTCGGAAGATGGTATTTTAAATTCTTTATTTTTGGCATGAATTTTACAATAATATTTATTATTTTTTGTAAATTTTGCTTTTTTATTACATGGTTTATTTGTTTTTTTATTTATTTCACTGCAACAATAATTTTGTTCGTTACATAAATTTAATACATCCCAAATTTTAATTTTATAATTTAATTCATCGGTAATAAAAAATAAACAAATTCCTAAATTTTTCATTCCAACATCTATACTTAATATATTCATACACATACGTGTTATTTATTGTTTAAATATTATTTAGTTATTTAATAATATTAAAACTATTGCGTTGCTTTTTTTAATAACAATTGTTCTTGTGTCATAATTGGAGCGATTAATTGTGATTGTAAAGATTGTCTTGAGAAATATAATTTTTTTAAATCAGAATTTTCATAACCATATGGTCTTGAATTATCCGCACAACCTTGAAATAAATATTTATTAATATGATTTGAATTTGCAACCTTTTTGACACACGGAGAACATTCATTACAAGCTAATTCTTGATTTTTTTCAGTTAGTCCTTTACCATTTCCAATTAACCATTGTCTGTAATCGTAATTATTTTTAATACCTAATTTATTCCTAAATTTAGCATTTGCATCATATGAAGGATTAAAATTAGTAAAGAATCTTCCATCACTCATGAAAGGAGGTGTATTAAAATGTATATTATTAGAACCTGAATAACAAGTAGCCCAGCTCATTTATATATTTGATATATAAAATTATTCAGATGATTTTATTAAATGAATTAAAGTGTCCTTTTTTAATGATTTATAATTAGTTAAACCTTTTGCTTCAGCAATAGCTTTTAATTCTGTTACTTTTAATTTATGATAATCAACATCTTCGTTATCTGAAGCAGAATCATGTGCTTCTTTTGAAACTGTAATATTTTTATTAGGAATTACTGTATTATCTTCATTGTTAGTATCATTATCATCATCATCATCATCATTATTATCATCATCATCATCAATTTCATCTAAACTATCAACTTCTTCTAATTCAATATTATTGTTACATTGAACTACTTCTTTAACTGTAATTTTTTTGACATCAGATAGTGATAATGACATATCTTGTACTTTTGCTAAAGATAATTTGGGGATTTCTTCTTCCTCATCACTTTCGCTATCACTAATTTCTTCGCTATCATCATCAGAATCATCAGAAATTTCAATTCTATTATCAATATCTTCTTTATTTGAAGAATCATTATTCCAATCATTATTACTTTGAGTATTACTTTCATCAGTGTTACTATAATGTTGTTCATTATTTTGATATACTTCATTATTTGATGGTTGATAATTTTGTACTAAATCAAACATAATATCAACTTTTCTTTCCATAGATGACATTTTTCTTCTAAAATATAAAAACAGTAATGTACAACTCAGCGCGCTAATACCTAAACTAATCACAAGTCCTTTTGATAAAACCATTATTAATAGATAAGAATAAAATAAAAAGTATATTCAAACGTATATTATATTTTTTCTAAAATATAATTTGTTGTATTTATTATATTTTTTCTAAAATATCATTCGTCATATTTATTATTTTTTCAGGATAATTTAATTTTTTTAATACAGAAACACCACCTTTTACAGTAGAAATTCCTTTGATTATTTTATAAGTATATACTGGTTCTTTATTTTTGTTAAATAAAGTTTTCATAGATTTATTTGAAATTGTTTTTTCTTTCTTAAATAAATTACAAAGTCTAATATAATGTGTGGTTAATAAAAATCTAACATTTTTATTTTTGGATATATAATTTAAATAAGAATAAGCACTACTTATAGCTTCATATGGGTTAGTTCCAGAATATAATTCATCAAATATACAAAAATGTTTTTTATTGGGATTTTTTTCAATTAAATCTAATATATTTTTACATCTTCTTGCTTCTGCTTGAAATAAACTATCTCTTGAGCAAGTATCTGGTATATTTAAATAACAATGTATATAATCAAATAATCCATTAGTCCCACTCTCAAAAAATCCTAATCCAATTTGTTGTGATAATAAAATATTAATTGCGGTTGCTTTTATGGTTGTGGTTTTCCCAGCTGCATTTGGACCAGTGATAATAATATTTTTCTTTAAATTTATATTATTTTTGATAGGCTTTTCAATAGAAGGGTGATACATATTCTTAAAATCAATATTAAATTTATTTTTAAATTTACATAAATTTAATTTTTTTATTTGTATATTTTTATTAATACCTAATATAGTATCAATATAGCCGTGAAATCCAAAGGAATATTGTATAATATTTTCAATATTTTGATCATCATATAGTATAAAAAAACTTTTCATAAGTTTTCCAATATATTTTATTTTTCCCAATTTATGAGTATTATCAGGTAAGTTACGAATAGTGTTATGAAATTTTTGCAATTTATCTTTATAAATTAATAAATTAGTATTAAATTTATTATAAGATTTGTAATCTTTTGATAATGTGTGAAAATATTTCATTTTTTCAATAGTATAATCTAAATAATTGTTTATAATTTCAAATTTATTAATTATGTAATGTGTATTAATATAAAATCTATAACAGCTTAAAATATTTTGATAAATATTCCAAAAGAACATACCAGCAGCGAATACTAAATAAAATTTATTCCCAAGTGAAGCATTTTTAAATGAAAAAAAAAGTTTTCCGACGGCATGATTTCTTAAATTTTCTTTTAGTATTTTATAATATGTTGACCATGTGATAGGTAATCGCATCATTTTAAGTACAACAAATGGTACAACTAAAATAAATAAGGGTGCAATTAATTGTAAAACAGGGGCTGAAATATTATAAAAACTTAATATGGATAAAAATATTGCGGATTTATTAAGCCATTTAAATCTTTGAAAATCAATATATTGATATCTTTCTAAAAAGTTGTTTTGACTTCTAACTTCTCTCCAAGATTTAAGCATATTTTCTATAATAGATTTTTCAAATGGAATAGAATCTATGTTTTTATATAATTTCTGTGAATCTTCTAAAAAATCTTTATCGGTTGTAAAATATTTTGACCATGAAGGTATGCTTAATTTACCTAATTCAGATTTAGGGTTAAACGTATAATCGTATATTGATTTAGTATCTTTTGAAATTGTATTTATTAATTCTAAATCATTTTTAATATTATTTGAAATTATTTGTTTATTTTTTAAAAATTCAATAGGTAATTTAAAAGTGTCTTCAGAAAAAAAGTTGTTTTCTTTATTTAACATTTAAATGAAATAAAGAAAATTGTATTATTTATTAAACGATTAATAAATAAAGAAAATTTTATTATTTATTAAACAATTAATTTAATCCTAAGTGTTCGGTATAGTTTGCTGGCATTTCTACAATTTGAGTAGAATAATAATCTTCAAATCCTTTAAGACGTGTAGCATCGTGTTTTGAACTAAAATTAATAGCTATGCCTTTTCTTCCCCATCTTCCAGAACGTCCAATTCTGTGTAAATAAGTATGCTCATTTTTAGGAATATCAAAATTAATAACAATACTAACTTGTTGAACATCAATTCCTCTGGCAAACAAATCTGATGTAATTAATACACGACAACCACCACTTTTAAATTCTGCGTGTGTTTTTTTTCTTTCATCATCTGGCATTTTACCATGAATTTTTTTAACAGGAAAATTATCTGCTTCCATTGCTTCTTGTAAATCATCAACTCTTTTGGTGCTATTACAATATATAATAGCTTGTGATACACTCAAACTTGAAAATAAATCTTTAAGTGTTTCATATTTTTGAACATCATTTTCAATATTTATAAAATATTGTGCGATTCCTTGTAATGTGAGTTCTTCTGCTTTAACTAAAATTTTAATCGGGTCTCTTAAGAATTTGTTTGTTAATTCTTGTAAGTCAGTAGGCATAGTAGCACTAAATAATCCAATTTGAATTTCATTTGGCATGAATTGAAAAATTTTATACATTTGTTCTGTAAATCCAGAAGATAGCATTTCATCTGCTTCATCAATAACCAATAATTTTAAATATTTGTTTGATAAATATCTTCTTCTAAACATATCATGAATTCTTCCTGGTGTTCCAATTACGACATGAGGAGTATTATCTAATAGATTTTTTTTATCTTTCTCTACTGATGTTCCGCCAACTAATAATTGACTTTTAATTCCTAAAAATCTTCCAATATCATCTAATACTTGTTTTGTTTGAATAGCTAATTCATGAGTTGGAGCTAATATAATAGCTTGAGTATTATTATTATTTTCATTAATAATTTGAAGAGTACCTGTAACAAAAGCACCTGTTTTTCCTGTTCCAGATTGTGCTTGCGCAATAATATCTATAGGTGGTCTGAAGGTCATTGGATAAAGAGCTTTACTTTGAATAGAACTGGGTTTTTCAAACCCAAAAGCATAAATACCTCTTAATAGTTTTTGTTTTAAATCTAATTTTTCATCGTCCCATCCTGAAATTTTATAATATAGATTATTTTTTGAAGATTTCTCTAATACTGAAGTCATCGTGAATAATATTAATAAAATATATTTAAGTTCGTTTCAATTTTAAATTAATGTAAAATTGATATAAAAAAAAATGGTGATATATTATTAATAATATGACATCTCTATTGGAAATTAGACATTATGATTTAAATTTTTTTGAAAATTTTGAAAAGCAAAATAATATAGAAGAATTATCTAAAGAAATAATTAAAAAAATTAATAAATTATCTAAAAGGGTTGGAGCTCCTTCTTATCAAAAAACTCCTGTATTTAAAAGAAATAATTATAGACATAATATGTCAAAAAATAGGAAAGAAAATATAACTGAAGAAGATTGGAATACACTAAGAAATTTTAAAAAAACTAAATTAGAAAAAAATACACAAGGAATTGAAGCAAATATGGATAAAATTAGATGTAATTTAAATAAATTAACAGATAATACATATGATATTGTATTGGATGAAATTATATGTATTATTAAAGATATAATTAAAGATGAAGAAAATTCTTCTCTTCTTGAAAAAATTGGAGAAGCTATATTTGAAATAGGTAGTGTTCATAAATTTTGGTCCAGGGTATATGCTACATTATATAAAGAATTAATTAAAAAATTTCCTATTATGAAAAATATTTGTATCAAAAATTTTGAAAATTTTAAGGGTATATTTGAGAATATTAATTATATTGATTCAGGCGAAGATTATAATTTATTTTGTGAATATAATAAAGAAAATGAAAAAAGAAGAGCACTCAGTAATTTCTTTAGTATTTGTGCTGAATTAGAAATTATTGATAAATTAGAAATAGAATCTATTATTGTAGGATTTATTAAACAAATTAAAGTGGATATTAATACGGAAAATAAAGAAAACCATATTTCTGAATTAGTTGAGAATATTAGTATAATGATTACATCTGGAAAAAAATATTTGTCTAAATCTGATAACTGGGATTATATTTTAACGTCTATTGAATATTTTTCGAATTTGAATCATAAAAAATATCCAAGTTTAAATAGTAAAATAGTTTTTAAATTTATGGATTTACATGACGAATTGGAAGATGATTAATAATAATAATAATAATATAAAAGCAGTTTGATTGTTATATTATTATGAGTAGTAAAAATCTATCTTTTTCTTTAATAGAAACAAGTTCAAATAATAAGCAAGTAACTTATGAAAGTTTAATGGAACACGTTAATGAAAAATCAAATAAGTTACAAGATTTAAATGTGTATGAACTATTGCCGGATAGCAGCAATGTCTGGACGGACGATCATGTTGCATCTGAATTACATTATGATGAAAATTATACAAAAAAACAGTTGGATTTAATTGCCGATTATTATGAAATTTCTAAACGTAAAAAAAGGAAATCAGAATTAATAGAAGAGATTGTTATTTTTGAAAGAGAATCAGTTAATTATGATATAACTCAGAGAAGAAAAACACTTTGGTTTTATATGGATGAATTACATAATGATAGTTTCTTAAGTAAATTTTTAATATTAGATTAAATTATATGGTATTATCACAGATTAATAAGAAAGTTTCATATACTGAATTAAAAAATATTGATGAAAATGATAAAGGTAGAGATGTTTCTATGTATCAAATACAATTGTTAAATATTCCAGTTATTATTGCTTTAGGGAATATTAAATTTACATTTATTGATAATGATATTTTATTTAGTCCAGTTTATTTGGTAGTAGATGAAACAAATAAAATATACCAAATAGGTGTTTATGAATTTCATAGTAAACAATTAGATAACTTAAAAGATGAAGAAGGAGATTTAGATATTTCTTTAATAGATGGTCCTTTATTATATTCTTTTATTGATAAATCTTATATTAATAAATGTATGGTTAATGAAAAATTAGTAATGGATGATGATTCTGGCGATGATTCTGGCGATGATGCATCAGGTGATGATGATGATGAAGAATTAATGAAATTAAGTGATTTAAGTGGAGATGAGGATGATGAAGAAAAAGATGAGAAAAAGGAAGAAGAATCTAAACTAAAAAATCCTCCAAGGGTAATGGTTGAATTAAATATTGAAGAAGATGACGATAATTTTTTAATAAAAGGTGAAAAAGAAAAGGATGACAAAAGAGAAAGAAAAAAATATAAAAAACCAGGCAAGAATCCATCACAATGGATAGAACATTTTATGTCTAATAACAATTATAATATTTTAGATAATCCTGGACATGGTGATTGTTTTTTTTATGTTGTTCGAGATGCTTTTAAAAGTATAAATGTTAATGCAGATGTTAAAAAAGTAAGAGATAAATTAGTTGAAAGAGTTGATAATAAGGTATTTCAAAATTATCGAGAAAGATATGATATGTATGAACATGAGATAAGAACTTTACTAAAAGAAATACCTCAAGATAAAAAATTAAAAATTACTTTATCAAAAGAATTTAATAAAATTGCGAGAGAAATAAAAGCTGAAAAGGATAGAGCTAAAAAACTAGCAGCAACGAAAAAGGCAAAAATATTAAAGAAAAAGTACAGTGCGAAGGGTATTGAAATTGAAAGGAAAAAATCTGAACTTATCGCTGCAAAAACAAATATTAAAGAAGTGAAATGGTTAAAAAATATTAAAAGTCTTGAACAGTTACAAAATAAAATGAAAACCTGTGATTATTGGGCTGATCAATGGGCTATAACTACATTAGAAGTTATATTAAATACAAAATTTATTATATTATCAAGTGAGCAATATAAAAAAGGGAATTATAATAAGGTTTTTCAATGTGGTGATTTTGTTCATCAAGAAATAGTAAAGAAGCAGTATTTCAAACCAAAATATTATATTATTTTTGAACATACTGGTAATCATTATAAATTAATTGGTTATAAAGATAAGAAAATTTATAGATTTCATGAAATACCTTATGGTATGAAAACGCGTGTTGTAGAGAAATGTATGAAATCAAAAGGTAAAACATTATATAATTATATACCCAAGTTTGCTAAATTAATTGGAGATACTGTAGATATTCCTATAAAGAGAAAAGAAATAGAGACTAAGAAAATTGAAAACGACGAAGGTGAAGAAAAAAAAGATGAAAAAGACGAAGAGAAATTAGAAGAAGAAGTAGAGATGATTCCCACACCAACCAGAGAAGATGCTGATTTGTTTGATTCTGATATTGAATTTATATTTTATTCCAAGTCTTCAAATTCAAAACCAGGTAAAGGTAATGGTGAAAGTTTACCAGAAGATAAAAAATCAGCATATAATGAATTAGGTGATGTTAAAGATTTCCGCAAGGTTTTATCTAATTTTTATGCTAAGGAAAAGGTATCTGGTGTTCGCCCACCATTATTTGAATTGGATGGAAAAAAGTGGGCTTCGGTAGAACATTATTATCATGCAAATAAGTTTAAAAAAAATAATAAAGATTATTATGATAAATTTTCTTTGGGTTCGGGGTCTGAGTGGGAAGATGAACCATTAAAAGCTTTGGGAGCTGGGGGTAAGGGAGGAAATATTAGAGAAAAAAATCCAGAAACTAAAAAAAGTAAAATTATATATAAAAGACCAAAAGAAATAGTTATGGATGAAGATTTCTTTGATGGTAAAAATCGTGAAATGGTTATGGAGAGAGGACAGCAAGCAAAGTATGAGCAAGATGAATTTTGTAAAAAGGTATTATTAGCAACCAAAGATGCAAAATTATCACATTTTGTTCCAAGGAAACCCAGAGGACAAAATTTAGTAACGTTTTATGATACAATGAGAATCAGACAAAAACTTAAAAAAAAGAACAAATAAATTTATAATATCAATATAATATAAGTTTATTATGAATATAGGAGGAAAAATTTTTTTAAACAGTTCAAAGACTCGTAAAAATAGGAAAAAGAAAAAGAAAAAGAAAACATTTAAGCGTATAAAAAAAGAACGAAAATGGAATAATCCAAATTATCCTTATAGAGATGTAACAAAGGGTGAAGCGCTCAAGGATTTTTTAACGTTAAGAAAATTAGTACAAGGAGATTTAAATCCAAGATCAATCGCGGGGAATGCGTTAGTAGATTGGGGAACAGAAAAGGCGAGAAGAAAAACAAAATATAGGAATAAATCATTTATTGAGAAATGGAAAAATAAAACGAGACGTAACAAGATGATGGAGTTTGCTCAACGAATTAAAAAAGAAGATCCAAGAAAATCAGTATTGAGTGCGACACGTGCAGCAATAGATTTACAATGGGGGACAGTGAATACATTAAGAGCAGCGGCAGCCGCAGGTATGTATAAAAAATATAAAGCAACAAGAGTTTTAGATTTTACAGCGGGTTGGGGGGCAAGAATGATAGCAGCGATGGCATTAGATATAGATTATATTGGTATAGACAGTAATACAAATTTGAAAAAAGGTTATCTTAAGATAATTAAATTATTGAAACCTTATACAAAAAGTAAGGTAAAATTATTTTTTAAAAAGGCAGAAAAAGTAGATTTTTCAAAATTAGGTAAATATGATTATGTATTTACATCGCCGCCTTATGAATATTTAGAAGCGTATGAGAATATGAAAAATTATGAAAATACAGGAAAAATTAAACAACCATCAAGTTCTCAAAAAATAAAAATGAGTGATTCTGCAAAATTTTATGATGAATTTTTAGTTCCTACATTAATAAAAGCATATAAATATTTACCAAAAAACAAATATATTTGTTTAAATATGCCTGATATAATGTATGATAAAATTAAGAAGAGATGGATTCCAGTAACAAAAAAAGAAACTTATGATATAGTAAAAAGAACAGGAGGAAAATGGGGTAAGGAAAAAAGAAGAGGAAAGGAACTTATATTTTGTTGGAAAAAAAAATAAAATAACAATATTATAATATATATATTATAATGTCGTTTACATTAAAAAGTGAAAAATTAATAAAACATTTTATACATGATTTTGATAAATACTGTAATAAAAAATCAACAAGGGTTCGAAAATCAACAGATAATATATTAAAATTAATTTTTAGAGATATAAAATTAAGTGAGAATTGGGTAAATACAGTAAAAAAAAAGGGTTTATTAGCAACAGATATAAAAAAAATAACAGATTCTTTAAAAAATTTACCTCAGTCAAATTTAATGGATAGTTCTTTTGTACCAGGAAATATAAAAGATAAAATTTTATATAATATTAGAGGTTATATGTCGGGGAGTATAAAAATAGGTTCAACAAATGTAACGGTGTATTATGGTTTATTTAAAGAAGTTGAAAATGTAAATCATCAAAAAATAAAAAAGGAAATACTTGAAGCGATGAAAATAATTAAATTTTGTATGTTAAATAAAGGTTCAAATCAAGTAAATAATTTAGATATTTATTTATATTTAACGGATGAAGAAAAAAAACTACCAAAAAACGATGTATTTATTTTAGGACCAAAAAATTGTAATTCAGCTGTAACATATGCGTGTACTACAAATGGAAAAATATTAATATATAGGAAAGAAGAATGGAAAAAAGTATTAATACATGAATTATTTCATAGTTTGTGTTTAGATTTTGCGATTTCAAAATATGATAATCTTAAAAAAAATGTAAAAAAAATATTTGATGTAAATAGTGACTTTGAACTATCTGAATCCTATAGCGAATATTGGGCAACAATATTAAATGCCAGTTTTTTAAGTTATAAATTATTAGATGATAAAAATAATATTGATGATTTTTTATTATTTTTCGATTTTTGTATTCAATTAGAAAGAATATTTTCTTTATTTCAAATGATAAAAATGTTACATTATATGGGTTTAAATTATAGTATGATATATAAAAAAACAAAGAAAAATCAATCATTTAGAAATGTATTATATAAAGAAGATACTAATATTCTTTGTTATTATGTAATAAAAACAATATTTTTATTTTTCAATGATGATTTTTTAGTATTGTGTTTACGTAATAATAGTACAATAATTAAATTTGACAAAACACAACAAAATTTTTCAGATTTATATAATTTTATTGAAAAAAAATATAAAAAAAAAACATTTTTGGATTCAATAATAAATATGAAAAAATTTTACGATAAAATGGAAAGGTCTTATAAAAAAAATCATAAGGAATATATTGATTTATTAACAACATGTAGGATGACTATATGTGAAAATTGAAAATGATATATACTATAATATAATATATATATATCAAATAAATGGGTGTAAGATTATTATCAAAACTTTTAAAAAACGAATGTTATAATGAAACAAAAAAAATCCATTTATCGGGTTTATATGGTAAAAAAATATGTATTGATATAAGTATTTATTTATATAGATATAAGGCAAATAATACATTAATAGAAAGTTTTTATGTCATGTGTACATTATTCAAAAAATATAATATAATACCAATTTTTGTATTTGATGGTAGACCGCCACAAGAAAAGATGGAAACGTTGGAAAATAGAAAGAGGGAGAGAGAAACTGCGAAAACAATGTATGGCAAATTAATAAGTAAAGGGAAATTAAATTTATCACAAAAAGAAATATTAGAGTTAGATAGATTAAAACGAAGTATGATAAAAATTACAAAAAAAGATGTATTAATTATTAAAGAATTATTAGATGCTTATGGAATGAGTTATGTCACAGCAATAGGAGAAGCAGATGTTTTATGTGCTTGTTTAGTATTAAAAAAGAGAGTATATGCGGTTTTAACGGAAGATATGGATTTATTTGCTTATGGTAGTTCGATAGTATTGAGATATTTTAGTTTATCACAGCATAGTTGTATATTATATAACTTAAAAATTATATTAAGTAAGTTGGATATAAGCAAGGAAAATTTTCAATTAATATGTGTATTGTCAGGAAATGATTATTATGAAAGTAAAAATAATATTTATTATTATTTAAAAATTTATAAAAAATATAATAAATCCAAAACAACCCAGGATTTATTGAATTGGTTAGTAACAAATAAATATATTGATAATGAAGATTATGAAGATATAATAAAAGTATTAAATATGTATA